ACTCTTGACTTTACTGGCGACGCTGTTACCTACCTGGGATTTGTAGGTGTAGTTTCTGCCTTTATTATTGTTGTAACTTCATTTCGTAGGTTCTTCAGTTCTCCTTATAATATCCGTGTGACACCTAAACAAGTGTCTACTGAAACTCCTACTGACTCCGAAACTCCTGTATCCTGAACAAATGACTGAAACTGTTAACGTGCTGCCCCATCTGAAAGAACTTCGTGATGCTTGGAGGCGTCAAGATTTTACCTTTACAAAACAACAAGCAGAAGAATATCAAATTCTGCTTCAAGCACGACGGGAACGTGTAAAATACTTTTACGATAATGGACTTGTTTCTAAAGGTAGTAAGTCCAAGGATGAGGTGATCTAAATACTAAAAAGAGTGTTTAGATAACGATGAAAACCTTTCAGGAGTTTATGTCTCTTTGCGAAGAAGTTGAAGACAAATCAAAACGACTTGGTTTTGCTGCGACTATTAAAACTGCTCAAGCAGGAGGTAGAGTACGTCCTGAGCGCAAAAAGACAACTCCTGAAAGGCGTAGAATGAAGGCAGTTGGTGGTGGTAAAATGGAACCTGTTGGTTACAAACCACGTAAAGATATTGGAACACAACGTGCTGCATCTACCAGAGAACAGCAACCTGAACAAGAGCGTGGATCTGCTAGAGAAAGACAACTAGCAGCAGCAAAAGAGGAGAGAAGGAAAGCAGCACAAGCAAGAATTGCTGCAAAAAAGGCAGGACAGAAACCTGAAACATCAAAACCATCTCAAACAGAAGTAAAGAAGACTGCATCTAAACTACTCTCAGCAAAGAAATCTGAAACATCAAAACCAACAACAACAGCAAAACCACGTAGAAAGTGGGAACATGAAGGTGGTGGTGGTATGACACGCCAAGAGAGAGATCAAGCAAGAAATAAAGAGAAAACAGCAGCAGCACAAAAGACTAAGAAAAGTGCCACTGAGATTCTTGCACAAATGCGCAGAGAATATGAAGAAGGTGGTGGAAAATGGAGCAATGCTGTTGCTGTTCGTATGAGAGCAAAAGCAAAAGCAGCTGCGGCAGCAAGTTGATGCCAATTAAAGTTACTCACCTCCAAAGTGGACCTATAGTGTAAGCACTTCCTTAATAATGGATCGAATTGAAATCCAACGCAAACTCTATGATGCTCGCAATGAGTATGCGAAAGCAAAGAAATCTGTAGAGTTCTGGACTCGTGAGATTTCTTTCCTTAAAGAGTGTGAAGATAACCTCAACAAAGGTCGCACTGGAGATTGGTTGTTCCGCGAAATGTTTGGCGATACTCCTATTGCTGAAGAAGTCTACGGCGGTTGATTAACTGCCCACCAGCACGCTTAGAATGACCGCTAGGCGTGCTATTTTTGTCTTTACATACCAAACCACTGAAAACTATGAATTACATTCAAATCCCCGATTTTGTCTTCGATAGGATCATCAACAACCTGCAGAGAAGTTATGATGTATGCAGTGCAGTTGATTCTGATTCTGAAGAAACTGAGAAGTCTCCTTACTATGCAAATGGATACAGTCGTGGTACAATACAGAGTGTACTTGAAGACCTTAAGCGATACAAAGAGATGAGCAATTAAAGTTACTCACCTTGAAAGTGGACCTATAATATGAGCACCAACATTATGAACATTCAACTCCGACCCCACCAGACTCGTGCTCTGGAAGCACTTTCCAATCATCGTATCGGTCAAGTGATTATTCCAACTGGAGGTGGAAAAACTAATGTTGCTATCTTTGATGCCCTTCGTGAGTTCTCTAAAGAAACTCCTCAGACGATTGTTATAGTTGCCCCACGTATTCTTTTGGCAACTCAGTTGTGCTCTGAGTTTCTGGAGTTTATCACTAATGCCAAAGTTTTTCACTGCCATTCGGGTGAAGTTCATTGGGAGTCTTCTACTCGCCCACGTGAGATTCGCAACTGGATTGATGCTAATGCTGACACTCATCGCCTGATTGTAACCACCTACAACTCTCTGTCGCGTCTTCAAGTGGCAGAGATTGATGTGGATACCATCTACTTTGATGAGGCACATAACAGCGTTCAACGTCACTTCTTCCCTGCGACTGAGCACTTTTCTACTAACGCACGTCGCTGCTACTTCTTTACTGCAACTCCAAAGCATAGTCTTGCTGTGGGTAAAGCAGGGATGAATGATGCTGCTGTTTATGGTCAGGTAATCTGCAAAGTTCCTGCTCCTGAACTTGTTGAAGGTGGTTACATTGTGCCCCCTAAAGTTATCGTCAAGCAACTGGCGATGGTGACTGGTAAGCAGACCAACTTTGACCGTGACTCTGAGAATCTGCTGGAAACCATCGATGAGAACAAGGTGGGCAAGATTCTGATTTGTGCTAAGGCAACCAAGCAAATTGTGTCGCTGGTGACTGAAACTGATTTCTGCTTCCAGTTAGAGTGTCGCGGTTACTCTTGGATGTATATCACTGCCAAGACTGGCGCTGTGATTGATGGCAAGAAGGTCAACCGTGAGGTATTCTTTGACACGCTATCTGCCTGGGGCAAGGATAACGACAAGAAGTTTGTTGTGCTACACCATAGTATCCTTGCTGAAGGTATCAACGTCAGCGGTCTGGAAGCAGTTCTTTTCCTTCGCAATATGGACTTCATTGGCATCAGTCAGACCATCGGACGTTGCATCCGTTTGCATCACGATGATGCCAAAGGTATGCGCGATGGACGTATCGAACCTGGCAACCTGAGTCAATATAGCAAATCGTTCGGTCTGGTTTGTGTACCTGTCTACAGCAAGGTTGGCATCAGCACCGCTCGCGCTGTTCAGTCTGTGGTCGATACCATCTTTGAAAAGGGCGAACCCGCTGTGTCTGTGGTGCGGCGGTGACCGCCGACTCTACCTGTAGCGTCCTATCGGGGGTAAAACCCCGATTTTTCTGCAATTTTACCGCAGAGGTGCCATAGGTCATCCGCTGCAACCAAATCAACGATTTTTTAGAAAGTGTAACGTTATGGAAGGATTCATCGTCGGTAATGGTAACTACGCCGCAATTCCTTGTGGCAAACAGTTAATGATCATTCACAATGGGCAGCAACTCAAACTGTGCAGGACCGAAGCATCAGCAAGGAAGTTCATTGATGCCCATAAAAAGGGTAAGACACTGGGCAAACTTCCTGGGAATTAAAGTTACTCACCTCCAAAGTGTTCTAGTAATGTAAGCATTGAACATTTTATGGCACATCACAACAACTTTCGTGGCGGAATCCAACCTGGCACAACTGCTCTTGATGAAGAATCAAAAGCAATGGATGATAATGCCAAGAAAGCGGCAGAAGTTGCATTTATGCTTCTTCAAGTGAAGTATCCTGGTCTTACCTTTCAGAAGAAACTTGATCAATCCCAGATTCCTGGTGGCATTGGATCTTGTGCTCCTGATGGTGGAATTTGGTTCTATAATGGTCGGGTGATTGCTACTTTTGAGAGCAAAAAGCAAGGCAAAAAGGGCAATGCTATTGAGCGTTGGTATAAGAACCACTTTATCATTCGTTCAATCTCTGCTACTGCAACCTATGTGACTTTTGCCTCTGGTGGTGGTGTTGTTGCTGGCAATCCTATTCACCGTATTCTACACATTGCACACCAAGGTGCTTTTGGTGTTATTGGTGAAGTGAAAGCACAGACTAACAATCTTCACTGTAAGATTGATGGTTTCAGTGTGGAGGAAATGGTTGCAATCATTGAGGAAACTATTGACGCTGCCATCAATGTGTGATAGACTGGAGGGATAGAATCCCTCCTTTTTTTATGTCTAAACCTCTGTTTATGTGGGCAGGTGGGAAGACAAAGGTGCTCAAGCATTATGCACCTTTGATGCCCACCAGTTTCAATACCTATTATGAACCATTCTTTGGTGGTGGTGCTATGTTCATTCACGCAATGAATGAGTATAAACCTCAGCAAGTGTTCATCAATGACATAAACGCAGACATTATTTCGATCTATCGTTGTATCAAAGAGAACTACAATGAGTTCATTGAGCGACTGGATGATCTGGAGGGTCAGTATATCCCACTGGAGAAGGAGGATAGGAAGAAACTGTACTTTGATGTGCGTCATCAACACGCATATGATTATGAGAGTTGGTCTAAACCGTTTGAGTCTGCTACATTATACTTCCTGATGAAAACAGGATTCAATGGTGTCTATCAACTCAACAAGAATACCAATGGAAGGTATGGAACTCCTAGTGGGTTGTTGAATCAGACCACTGAAGTATATGATCGTAACACAGTCAAATGGTGGCATAATGCCCTTCAGATTGCAACCATCACATCAGGAGATTGGAAGGATTGTGTAACTGACAATCCCGATGCTTTCTTCTTCTTCGATCCCCCATATCGTGATAGTTTCGCTGATTATGGTAATGGATTTGGTGATGATGCACTACTTGACCTCATTGAATTCTGTGATCGTCAGAGTAAAGTATTCCTTGCAAATCGTGCTGATGACGAATGGTTTGATGGCAAATGTAAGTCCTTGAAAACACACTATTTTAACATCACTTACACTGCTGGGCGTAGGAAAAAGACTGAAGATGGTTATGAAGCAAAGAAAGCAAGGGAAATTCTATTGTATAAGACTGACCGATATGTTATGGCACATTAAAGTTACTCACCTCCAAAGTGGACCTATAGTGTAAGACGCATTCACTCTATGCCTCGTGCTCGCAAGCAAACCGCAAATGTTCCTGCTGTTGTTGCTGCTGAAGTGAAAGTTCCTGAGGTTCTCATCACTCGCCAGCAATATATTCAAGATATTAAGGTTCGCTGGGAGATTCATCAGTATGAAGTTGCAAAACTTCGTGATGATCTGAGCAAAGTTACTGAAACTGTTGCTCCTTATGTTAAAAACGCACTGGATTATGCTGTTGGTTTCTATCAACAACTCCGTGCTAAATATGCCAGTTGATTAACTGGTACATGAGGGGTTGAAATGCCCCTTTTTTTATGAGATTCTAACACAATGACACCAGAACAAAAGTTTCAACAACTCTTTGAAGAAATGTATCAACTTTGTGAGGAACAAGGTTGGGGAGATCCATTCAGTTATGCTCGTTCCCGTGAGATTCATCTTGCTGGTATTCTTGGGCATAAAGTAGCAGAAACCTATTCTGGTGCTGATGCTGTGGATGATGATGGTGAATGTGAATATAAATCTACGATTGCCAATTCTATCAATGGGACGTATAATGGTATCAGTGTTCAAGATACCTGGGAAGATCAAGAACGTTATTTGATTGAAGAGAAACTGGGTAAGTATTCTAATCACTATATTGCCCGATATGATGGTGGCAAAGTCGTAGAAGTTTGGAAACTTACTGGTGATGATGTGCTGATGATTCTGCTTCCTAAACTTAAGAAAGATTGGCAACGTAAGATTAACGGTAAGCACAAAGATCCTCGCCTCTCTGGTAATCTAACTAAGAAAGAAATCTATCAATATGGAACTCAAATCGTATGACTCTTGACAGCGGCAAACTGATGTATTCGGAGGGTAACAATGATGAGTGTTATACTCCTTTTTACGGTGTAACTCCCATTCTGAAATACATCCCGAAAGGTGCCACTGTCTGGTGTCCATTTGATACTGCTGAGAGTGAGTTTGTCAAGCAAATATCACCTCAGAATCAAGTCATTTATAGTCACATTTTAGCAGGACAAGATTTCCTCACGTTCACACCTAAGTTTGATTGGGATGTGATTGTATCCAATCCACCATTCACAAATAAGCGTAAGTTCTTTGAGAGAGCACTATCATTTGAGAAACCATTTGCTCTCATTATGACTAACACTTGGTTGAATGATAGTGCTCCAAAGCAGTTATTCAAAGACAAGGATCTGCAACTGTTGATGTTTGATAAGAGGATGAAGTTTAATAGTCCTGATGGTAGACCAAACGGCAAGATTACCTTCAGTAGCAGTTACTATTGTTGGAACTTTCTACCAAAGCAAATCATTATGGAAGAACTTAACATTCCAAGGAGCACATCAGAAGCAAAACTTCCGCTAGATTAAAGTTACTCACCTCCAAAGTGGACCTACAGTATGAAGAACACTCACCTCGAACATCCCGAAGATAGCATCCTGAATGGTGACCTTTCCGTGCTGGATTGGTTCTCTGCTGATTCTACTATCAGTGTCAAGATGGACGGTGCTCCTGCACTTGTGTGGGGCACAAACCCTCAGAATAATAAGTTTTTCGTCTGCACAAAAGCAGCATTTAACAAGCAAAAGATTCGCCTTTGCTATACTGAAGATGACATCTTCACTCATTTTGGTCATCAACCACGTGTAGCACAGATTCTCATCCTATGTCTCAATTTCCTGCCTCGCACTAAACAAGTGCTGCAGGGTGATTTTATTGGTTTCGGAAGCGGGTTGGATACATTCAAACCAAACACTATTACCTATAAGTTTTCTGCTCCAGTTTATCAGGACATTATCATCTGTCCTCATACAATTTACTCTGGTGCTGATGACATTCGTGAGATGAGTGCTGCTCCTCTGAATAGCAAACTCATCAGCACCAAACATTGCTTGTTTGTGCAACCTGAGGTAGAACTGAACCCTTATCGCGAAGATCTGGAGGATGTGTGTAAGTTTGCCAAGCAGATGAGCACTCTATGTGAGTTCGTGAGCGATAGGAAGGCATCACAAATCAAAAAAGAGATCAATGCCTGCATCCGTGAGCAAAAGGTCGTTGATGAGGATGAAATTGCAGAAAAATGTGATTGTGACAAGAACCTCATCCGATTGTGGAAGTTGGTGAAGTCTATCAAGGATGATTTGTTC